GTTTTATAGATTCCCGCGGTGGCGTTAATAGTCCACACCTCATCGTATTCTTCAGAATGAGCTAAAGAAATAGCAAAGTTGACCTGTGATTTGCCCATTGCAACAACAGCAATTTTTGCCCCCTTTAGTTTTTTGTGCTTCATTTTTACCTCTAATGTTTTTATTGCTTCTGTCTTATTACGCGACCAGCACGGTATTCATCTGTGGTTTCTTTCGCCTCGCCCAACATCTTCATGCCTGTAAGTGCTTCAACAAATCGCTGATTATAATTCGCAACAAGGTCTTGTTCACCTTTCATGAAAGTATAGGCTTCAATCAATGATCCATACAACATTGCCATCGTTGCATTTTCAGACAACCAAGTTGTTCCGTCATCAGCACCCGCCGTCAAGCTTGCAGGGCGGTAATAATAGTGCAGCTCAACCGAGTAATTAGAGTCAGGTGTCGGAGCAATAATAAAGTTGTTGATATCAAAGACAGCGTAATACCGAGGTGCCCCTGTGTCTGTTGCGTCAGGGTTGTAGTCCTGTATGAAGTTCACGTCTTTGAATAGTAAAAATTCTTTGTCGCCTTCCGCATCTGTATAGCTGAGAGAAAACGGAGCAAGGAAATCAGTGGGAGATGCTAAGTATTTATTTGATGCGGTAAAGCTCGCAGACACGTTCTTACGGAATAACGTAAGCTGGATGTTTTTAAGAATCCGCTCTTCTGCCGCACGGATAAACACAGGGAGATTAGTGACAAAAGTTGTTTCGTCGTTCTCAGTGTAGTCTTGAATTGCTTGCTTTAGCTGCGCGTATGTAAAACTCATGTCGTTGTCACCGTCACTATTCCTGTTTTTCCCACGGCTCTTGGTACAGGCACTTTTTGTCCTACCGAATCAGTGTACAGCGTAACGCTAAATGTTTCCGCCTGATCCGGTCGAGGATTACGCAAAGCTTGAGGGTCTGCGCCAACATTTGGTGCCTCTAGCTGCGGATGTTTCTCTTCATACTCGTCCGGACCTACTAACAAGCCATTCCATTCTTTCCGCATTTCGCGCAAACGATAACGGAACCCAGATCGATCCGAAATTCCGTATGCATATTTCGCAGAAGCATAACGCGACACTTTTTTAGAACCTAATGTACTGAATGTCGGGTTGTAGCTTTAAAGATACACGATCTTCATCTTCGTCAGCCGCCCGTTGGAATTCCTCTTCGTACACAGCCTTTAATAGCTGCACGCGCTCTGGAGCCTTTTTCATTGACAGGTAATAAGAAAGCCCGGCGATCATGCAAGGCAGGAACCGGTAAGGAACGTCTGTCGTGTTTTTTGATGTGTCAGCATCTTCAATTCTCGTGATGTAGTAATACACCAATTGATCAGTACTACTATCAGGCGTAGGCCACACAACCAACTCTGGGCTGGTCTGACGGTTAAAGTAGAATTGGGATGGTCTCCCGGTAGTCGTCTTGTTGGGAACATTCAAATATTCCCCGCGACTTATGCGGTCTACTTCGTAGTCAGTTCCACTTCGGCGTAACGCAACTTCTAGGATGTCGTTCATCGGGGACGCTAGTCCATTTCCCGAGTTGTACGTTGCCGTCCCAGAAATCAGAGTAAGCGTACCTTGCTTCACTGTCCAGAGGTTTACGCCACGATTCGCCCATTCGGAGAACATGATATTCAATGAGCGACGAGCGGTCTTCGCATCGTAGCCCGTGCGAACCTCTAAGCCGCAACGCTCATACGCTTCTTCAATGATATCAGCGACATCTAAATCGAAGTCGCGAGAGCCTGATGTTGCCATACTTTACTTCTTCTTGATCATTCCGCCGCGAGCTTTCTTAACCACTCCACCACGCATCATCTTAACCGGACCACCGCGAGCTTTCTTAACCATTCCGCCACGAGCTTTCTTAACAGGTGCTTTCTTTCCACGCATCATTCCAGGCATTTTAATCTCTCCTTCGGAGTTCACTCCGTTGTTTGATCAATCGCTGATAGTCATCAGCGGGATAATTGTCATAGTACCCTAACTTCTGGAGTATGTCCGCAGCGTCATCCAGATCAGACAACGTCTGTATGAAAACGATACTTCTGTCTTCTTGGTAAGACAGTAACCAAAGGTCTTTACCTGTATGCCTAAGCCATCGATTTAATGCGTAACAGGACGCTTCTAACTGAAAGTAATCCTGATCCGGCTCTTCTTGTACACACATTACAACCTTATATGCATAGTTAAACTCTGCAATTTCACGACAAACTAAACCCCAAAGGTCCTCGTCTATCTGGACATTCACTTGTCCTTTATGCCACGCCTGTTTAGCGAAGGGACACAATGGTACCCCGTTTGTTTCTGGATCAGGTTTGGATAGCACATCTACCCATTCCTCAACCCACTGATTTACTTCTTCTTTTTCCAACTGACACGTTTCGATGAGGTTTTCTTCTTCATCGCCGTCTTTGCCCCCGCAGTTTTACACTGCGCCTTTGTTGGACGGCAAGCAGGATAGCTTTTTCGCTTGTCCTTACTGCCTGAGCGTCCGCAAGGTTTGCCGGTTTTACAATCAACCCAGCCTTTACCTTTGTTCTGGCCGAACCACTTGCGTAGTGACTCGCCTTTTTTCGTCTTGCGAACAGCCATTAGTACTTCTTGGCCTTTTTAGTTCCGGAAGATTTTTTCTTCTTGCCACCTGTGCCCCAGTTTTTTGCGCCGACTTTTCTGCACTTAGCGATTGCACCGCTTGCGTACGCACTTGGAAAAACCTTGTAGCGAGCTTTAACTTTTTTGTAACACGCGTCTTTTGCCACCTTTTTTCCTCCTGGTTTTGACACCTGCTTAGAGATGTTTGACCTACTGATTGTCATTTTAACAAATGTTCAGCAACAGCAACGCCAATGATTAACGCTGCTAACCCCCACATACGGAGATCAAGCTTTTCTAGGTAAGACTTGTGATCATCTAATCTTTCTTCGATCCGCTTGTACCGAAGGTTGCACTCAGCTTCGTGTTTTTCCAATTGTTGAAGGACATCTTCTGCTTTCATGACTACCACTTTTTGCATGACCAGTACTTTGCTTTGAGCTTACTCAAAGTCCCCTTATCGCAACCATGCCGAGCGCGGAATGACTTACGCGCTTTGGGGTTCGACTTGCGAATCTTCATGTTGGCGTCGCCAAAACGAACAATCTTTTCTTTGCCGTTTTCACACGCCTTAACAACAAACTTCTTACCGCCAGATACCTGACGCTTTGGCTTGTTGCATTTCATTTTGTCCTTGTCAATCTTTGCCATTACAAGGGTCCGCCGTTCTGTATCAAGATAATGTCATACGCTGCGGTCACCTGCGCATTGTTAGTGCGCACTGATGTACGGACATCAATGTCTGTCTTTTCTGGAAGAGCAAACGGGCAGGTGAATGCATAAGAATATTCTGAACTAGCCACCTCAAACGTGTGTCCGATCACAAATCGGTCGCCTAACAATCGGTATAGGAATGTTCCTGTCGCATCGGCCCCGTTTTGAATGGTCATCGAACCTTGGGTCAGATATGCAGTGAATCCTGCGGGGACGGTATATGTACCTTTAAGAGACTGCCCAACGCCAGCAATTATCCGCCCGACAGTTGTCGCGCCTTTAAGTACGTTGATTTGACCCACATTGGTAGCAGCCCCGTTCATCCGCACTAAATCAAGTCGTTTGAATACAGTAGAAGACGTGTTGCCTGTTGCGTTAGTGAGGGTGATTGTCGTGGTGACCGGATTGTAATCCGCATCTAGCCCAGCAACGATGACATTTTTATCTGCGTCGGCAGCGTCGGCTCTTGAAACAGTGATTGTCCCAGCCGTATCCCAAGCACTCCAAGGATATAATGTGTCGTTTACGTCCCAGACTGTTCCTGTCTGGTTTTGACTCATCGCAGGGACACGGCCTTGACGATGCACGAAAGAATGCCCGGGGATCTGGCCCCGAGCAATCTGAAGTTCAAATGGCTCCGATGTTCCGACCTGCGATATTGAGCGGATGTCGTAAACAGCCATTTTGATTACCTATGCGTGGAACGCGGTCATATTAGTAAACACTGTTGTTCCAGCGGTATACGGGAGAAAACATCCGTTTTCAAAGATGATTCCTTCGGAAGGAAGGGTTACATCTCTCTCCGCTGTTGCTGAAGCAACTGTGCCTAGCTTTAATTTAGCTGTACCGGTTGCACTTCCATTAGCAAATGTAACAACACCCGCTGTTGATGAGTTCACAATAAACGCGCCCTTTAATCGAGCACGCTCTGCAAAAACAACATCCAAAGCATCGTTAGACATGCCAACAGAAAGAGTGCTGACAGTATCATCATCAACAGTGACTGCAGTGACTGTACGGAAATACAATGTGCCTGTCGATACACCTGATGCTGTTACACCAATCTCTTCTGTTTGCGCTGCTCCATTCACATCCGTGCCTGTTACGGTGACCGTACGGTCACCGTCAGCGCCTGCTGCTGTCACAGTGATCTTACGAGCAGCGGTGAAAGTAGCCACCCCGTCCGTAGCATCTGTTCCATCAATTGGAATAGCTTGTTCACCACCACCAGAAAGATTCTCCGCGGTACAAACGCTTGCGGCATCGGCGGCATTGGTGTCCGCTTCGATGAATTTAGCCTTTACGTCTGATCCAGCCATGAGCTATCTCCTTACGAGGCTTGTCCAACAATGGTAATCATGAGCTTACCTGTTGAGTACGTTCCGTCGTCTGTGTCCTGTGCAACAAGATACAAATACTGATCTGCCGCAATAGTTTGACCATATACAACTGAACCCAAAGACAGATCGCCAGAATCAATAATCTGTGTTTCTGTCAAGCTGGTAATGGCGCCATCAAAAGCCCCCGTACCCTCTGTTGCAGAGTACAAGTCAATGTTTGGCTCGCCTGTGGCTGGAACTTCCAGACACTCCATGCGAACTGAAACAACCGTTCCTTGATCTGCCGCAGTCACGCGAGCGATGTACGCTGGATCAGTATTCGCATCTTCGCCAATGATGTCTCCAGCAGTGCCGCTAGAATCAAGACCAGCAAGGTCAATGAAGATTTTGGTAGTGATGATGTCGCCTTCGCGGATCACGCTTGTTGATGGGGTAGTAACATCTGTGATGCCTGCGCCCGCAACATTCGCGATGGAGTTAGCGTCAAATGATGCTTTGCCATCTGTGCCAATTGAAGAAAGGGTTGTGAACGCGCCTGTTGTTGCGTTCTTAGAGACCGATTGGAATCCGTTTTCGGAGCGGACTGGACCGCTGAAAGTAGTGTTCGCCATGAGAATCTCCTGTCGTGGCTAAGGTCAAATACGGTATGTATTTGTCAGAAGTTATTTGAAGTATACACACAAAAAAGAGGGGCGCATAGCGCCCCTAAGTCATCTAGGAAGTAACCGTTGAGAGGGAATATCCCAACGGATTAATCAAACCATAATAAAAAAGGGGGCGCAAGGCCCCCTCTTCGTTGTAGTTTTTAAACTACTTACGCGGCACCTGGCGAACCGAATACAGCGCGTGGATCCGAGAATCCAAAGCTGTAACGCTCACGCGCCTTGAAGCGCATGTTGCCAGTGTCGAAGTCCGCTTCCATGTTAGTGGAAAGTGGAGTCCGCTCGAAGTGGACGAATCCACGAGGTGCGTCAGTCATGATGAAGAACGCATCTGGATCTGTCAGGAAGTCGTTGACAGCATAGCCGTCAGGCAACATACCCATAGAACGCAAAGCGTTAACATCATTGTCTGCAGTACCAACACGGAGGTTAGATACCATCAGACGCTCTGCGATGAACTGAAGCTGACGTGGAATGATCAGCTTAGTGCCGCGCAGTGCAACCTTCAAACCACGCTCATCGACGAAACCAGCGATGCTGATCAATGCGTCTTCGAGTGAAGTTTCGTTAAGGTCGGCAGCAGTTGAAGGCTCGTTAGAGAACGTGCCACCATTTGTCAGTGGGTGGTCAGTCGCACAAAGCGCCTTACCATCGCCACCAGCACTCGCACCTGCAGTGAACGCGTTGTTCAATACAGAAGCGGCCTTGACCTGCTTAGTGTGAGCCATTGAACGGGCAAGAGCACGAGTGTAGCGAGATGACAGACGATCATACAGATTGTCTTCAACCGCTTCTTCAGTGATCGAGAATGCCAGAGCAATAGTCTCGTGGTTGTAACGTGCTGTGTATGCTTCTTGTGCATCATCAAAGCTGACGGATGAACCTTCAGACTTTGTTGGTGCTGTACCGAAGCCAGACAACATTACTTCTTCTTCAAACGCACGGTCAGAAGATTCAGTAGTGTAAATCTCAGCGTGTTGATTTTCATACCGAGCGTACTCCATGCCAAATAAGGCATTGAGACCCGGCTCCAGTTCTTTCGCTAATTGAGCGCGAGAAATAGCCATTATCTAGTCTCCTTATACGCCAAGTACACTAACAGTACCCTGAACGATAGAGCCGTTCGGAGCATTGAAGTGGTTGTTGATACGAACAATCATTGGAATACCATCTACAGAAAAGTCTGAGTTCTCAGCCTGATCCATAATACCAACGATACGAAGCGGGAATGTCGCTGTCGTTGCCGCTGTTGAGATATTCAATGTTGCAGACGAAAGTCCTGTCGTGTCGTCACCGCTGTTGCCATCTGCCAACTGTGCGTTAGCAAATACTGTCGCACGATATTCTGCTTCGGTATCGAAGTCAGTAGTGCTGCCAGAACTAGCAATTGTGAACAACTGATTAGGATTGTCATAAACAAAGGCTTTGACGGGGAAGTTAGAATCCGCGCCAGAACCAGGCCAGTAGTTAGAGAACACTGTTTCACCAGTTGTCGAGCTAACGTACTCACATCCGTTAAACACACCCAAGATAGATACGGTACCGCCCGTTGCTGCTTGCAGATCGTCGATCACGCCATCAGCCGTAGGGATAACTGCCATACCCTTGTAAATCTTGTTTGTGTTCGTTGAAGCGATACGATACTCGGTCAAACCAGTGGAGTTAGGTGCTGAACCTAAAATACCATACGGACGCAGTCCGAAGGCTCCATTAGAATTTGCCATGAGTTTTTACCTCGTAAAATTTATCAACTGTCGCTTTTGCGACCACCAAAACTAACCCGACTCTGCCTATCACTATGCATCGGCATTGAAGGGTGTTGTTCTTTCATCATGTCTTGGTCAACAGCAGTCATTTGCTCGCGGGTCCGGAGCCCGTAATACTCGGATCTTTCTTTTGCTGTTTCCGCAGGAATCCGGCAAAGCATTAAGCCTCCCTGACCTATTACTCCTGCGTGCCTACCCTCGTCAATGACGGGGTAATTGTAATCGGGATACTCTTCGGCCCGGACGGGTTCCCATCCTTCGCGTAACTTAGTGTGGACATTCATTGTGTCCTCTTCATTACGCATCGAAGTACGAATCCAACGATGTACATAGCCCTCTGGGGCTTGTGGAGCTTCCAGCCTACTTGGCGGAGCCCACGGTTTTCTGCGCTCTTCAGTTGAGCGATCTTTAGCTGCGCGTGGTGTGCGTGTATTTGATTCTGTCATGTCAGTCTCCTAGTCCTTAACGTATTTCGCGTATTCTTCAAGCGGGACACCAAGCTTCTTGGCGATAGCCACCTGAGACGGACTGAGCTTGACTTTCCTGCGCCCTGGTTGTGGTTTTCGGGATGCCGAAGTGTCAGCAGATGCGACCTGTCCACTTCTCCCATTTTTCTGACCGGCAAACTTGTGCGGAAACTCCACACGAATTTGTCGATCTATTTCATTGTAGTACTCATCGGAAGTAGGATCAAACCCTTCTTCTTCGACAAGCTTACGATGAATTCCAAATGCGGCATAAGTCATGACCTCGTCTTGACCAAACCACTCGTTCTTTGTTGCCCAGTCCTGTGCTCTTGGATCAGGTTCTGGAGCACGCTCTTGTTGTACAGGTTGTTGTACAGGAGCGGCTTGCGGCTCGGATGTACGTTGTACCTGCACGCGCTCTTGCTGCTGTTTGGCTAGACGATAACGCTCTTGCTCAATCGAGATTCTCGACAGCATTTCCTGAGCTTCAATCATCTTGTCTACGTCGCCACGATCATGAGCGTCGCGGTACGCTTGCTTGGCAAGATTTTGTTGGTTCTCTAACCGCTGACCGTATTCAGTTAAGTGAGCTTGTTGAGAACTTTGCATCTGAGTCTTCAGAGTTTCATTCTCTTCGCGTAGCTTTTGAGCTAAACGAACAGCTTCTTCACGGTCACGTTCTTCCTGACGATATTTCTCCGTCAGTTTTTTGATTCGCTTCTGGACGTTCTTACTATAGTTTTCAAGCTCTTCCCCTGATTGCTCAGGTTCTGAGGTCTCTTGTTTGGCCTCTGCTTCTACAGTATCACCGGTATCGGTATCGGTATCCGAACCTTCCTGCTCTGGCAGATCAATTTCTACCTCTTCAATTTCATTCTTTTCTTCTTCAGACATTCATCACATCTCCTGGTTCAAGAATCGTCGCAATGACTTCATCATCGTTAATTATCCGGATCTCACCGCCATCAATCTTGAAGCGAGAACCAGAATAACGCCCAATACACACCCATTCACCTTCCTTGCACCAAGGATCACAATCGCCGAACTTAGCGGGGTCCTTATACGCCAAAGGTCCAACTTTAAGAACATAAGCAACAACAGTTGCTAGTTGTTCCCGTTGCCGGATCTCATCTGGGATAAATATCCCACCGTCAGTGGTGGTTTTGCCTTGATATGGCATCACAAGAATTCGCCAACCAGTAGGGTTGGGTAATCTTTCTTTCAGTGATTTATCGAGGAGGGAGGGGTCTAGGACACGTTTCGACTCTTCAACGTAAGCGTTTTCGAGTGAAGGTCCGTCGGTCTTTTGTTCCTTCGCGGGCTTCTCAGCCGCTAGACTAGCGGCGACGTGCTCCGGAACTAGCAAAGAGGTCTTCGACATCGTCTTCTGTTTTCTCCAGCAGGGTTTTCATTTCGTCGATGGCAGTGGCAACACCCTGAAGCTCCCCTACCATACTGCGATACTGCTCATAGTTCTGAGCAATACCGTTTGCCAATTGATCCCGTAAATCGAATTCACGTTCTCGTAGGACTTTATACAATGATTGTGCGAATTGAACAACATCCATTATAAAATATCATGCTCCGATCCATCGTCCGCATCAGTGATCGGACCGCCTTCAGCCCAGCTATCACATGTATGATCCGCACTGCACATGAACTTGTACATCTGACAGTACCCAAGATTTGGGTTGTTGCCCATGCACTCCATGATCTCATGTGTTTGGTTAAAAGCAGCACAGTTTCCACAGACATCTGAAAGCTTGAACCCGCCATCGTTCTGCGGATCACGGTAGTTTGCTTCTTCTACCGCTACCTGCTTGTTCTCTTCATTGACCTCTGGGTCTTGCGTAGCGACTGGACAGGTCTTCCCGTCCTCGCTTTCTTCCATCTTGTCAACAGGCATACCGCCCATTGTAATCGTGATGCTGTACATTAGAACGTACCTTTGAAGCCTTTGCCAGATACCTGAAAGCCTTTGCAGCCGCGGACCATACCGCCATCAGCAAACCCTTGCTCACGCGCAGATTCTTCAAACTTCATCATACGCTCCTCGGCACCCGGATCACGGAATTCAAGACGCTTTTCATCGCGCTTACCTTTTGTAGGATACTTAGCCTGAATGTCACCTTGCTTCATTGCACCCAAAGATCTTAACGCTTTTTCAACGGCCTCAGTTCTGCCTTTCTTATTGATGCGTTCAATCTTGACCTTGCCGCCTTTTTCAAAGCCTTCAACACCACGGCCTTTTAAAACGTCTTTTCTCGTGACCTTACCGTCACCTGTCAAATCTGGAAACTTTTTACCCGGCATCACTTCTTACCCTTCTTGAGACCCATGATCTTGTCTGCAGACTTTAATCCAAAACTAGCACTGACTGCAATGAATAGCAGGTACTGGTACCACTCCGGCAAACTGTTTAAAGCTGCAAACCCTTGATTAACACGGTCGATGATTGATACATCATCAATCGCTACGCTATATGCTACAGCAACGATTGGAAGAGCGAGGATAATTGACCAAAACTCGTCCTTCCAACTGTTAGACGTAGCGTCAGCCATCTTGTTTTCCCAGTCCGCGTCGTTCTGAATCGCACTGATCTTTCGTTGTTGAATCGCTTTCTTCTCTTCCGCTTTGCCCTTGACGAAATCTTTTGCGAGGTCTATGGCGGGGCCGATGAGCATGTTTAACATGGTTAGTCACCTTTCTTAGATAAAGCACTTGCACCAAAGAACGCCGAAACCAACACAGCAATTGAAGCGAAATACGTTGGAGCAATATCAGCAATCAAGGTAGCGGCTGTACCCATAGCGAAGGCATCAGCAAGAAAAATACCAAATGGATACAGTAGAAGACCAAACAGAGCAAACCAAGCCATCTTACGGATAGAATCACGTTGGGCATCTGAATCTTCCATCTTTCGACGCATGTCTTCCAACATAATCTTGCGTTCTTCAGCATCGATAACACCGTCGCCGTTCAAGTCGTATTTTTGCATTTCTTCAGTCATTGCATTGTAATCTCATTTGTTTTGATGCAGATTGCATCGTAATTCATCTTCGGTTGTGGTGCAGATTGCATTACAACATCCCGCGCTTCAAAGCACTCTTCCATTGTCATGTAGTGACCTTGCGGCATTACATAATACCGTTCAGCCTCCAATAATAAAACAAACAGTACCCATGTGATCATGTCTATACTCCTTGACTCTCCCGAGCCTGTCGTAGACTGTTAAGTCTGGCGTCGATCCTTTCGAGGGCTTCTGCCAGTCGATAAATGGCTGTTCCTTTGAACTTGCTTGGGCAGGTGTTAAGGGAGACACAACGTCTGGCTTCCTCCAAGCTGGATGAAAAGGACTGATAAATAGATCGCTCACTCACTTGCCCTTAAGACCAATAATAAACAGTAGTAAGGCCACGGCCCCGCCCACAACACCGAGCACAGCAACGCCAACACCAGTCCAAACAAGTCCATCACGAATGGCTTTCTTTCGAGCAGCCTTCTTAGCTTCTGCACGCTTACGCTCGTTTTCTCTTAGCTGTTTACGATTTGCAATGAATGTGCAGTAATCATCCCAAAGACCGGGGCGTCCTGCATAGATGAATTGACGTTTGATTTCAGCCTCATGTCTCTTGATGTCCTCAAGAGCCCAAAAAGCTTCCATGTCCCCGCTGGCTGCGGCTTTCTGGATTTCTTCTTTGGAATCGGCGAGCTTGGTAAGATCTTTACCCATCTCGCCTACAGATTGAACGTGGCCTGCGAACTCTTTGATGGCCCCTATCGCTTCATTTGCAATTTTAATTGCAGCAATGGCCTCAAAGATCATCGCAGCATCTCCTATGTCGTGTTACGTCTCATCATGTTCTCTCTCTGCATGGCGATACGTTCCATGTTCACGTCGTTGCGATTATCTGCAATCTCTTCTTGAGACTCAATTCTAGCAGCATCGGTTGCTGCACGCTGCATCATTTTTTGACGCTCGATCTCGAGATTTGCCTGATCAACCTTAGACCGGCGTTCTACATCGGCTGCCTTAATAGCAAGCTCTTGCTGGCGAATAGCAACCAATGGGTCTTGTTCGCCCTGCTGTTGTGGACTGATCTGCTGCATAACCTGAGCAAGCAGTTCTGCCTGAACCTGAGCAACACGCGTTTCGATCTGCTCTGGTGGGATTTGAGGCTGAACCTGAGCCATCCGTGGATCAATCGCCCCCATTTGAGCGGCCCCCTGTAATTCAAGAGTCATCTGCTTAATTTCTTCTTCAACCATCATCCGAGCCTTGAATGCAATGTGCTCTTGAATGTGAGCCAAGAACATTCCATAAGCTTGTGGCGACGCCTGCACTAACGGTGTCTGCATCAGTACAACGTGAGCCATGATGTGTGCATCATGATCCTGCTCTGGAAACGCCTGTAAAAGCTGCCCGCTCAATCCACGAGCATTCTCAATTGCCGGATCTGTTGGCTGAGGCTGCGGTGGAGGCGGTAAGATATCGTCGATGTTCTGAACTTCCAATGCCTGATACATACGTTTGTACGCCGCATGCAGGTTGTGCATCTCAGGATTAGACTGAGCCAACTGCAACTGAGTCTGCGCGAGTGTTACACGTTGCGCCATCGAGAAGATGTTCGGGTCAGAAACAGGCAGTACATCAACACGGTCGTCAAAGTCTGACTGCATGATCGTGGCATCACCACCCGGTACCATATACGGGTACTGCTGTGGCATGTAATCACGAATGATGCCTGCTAACAGACGGAACTCGGTCTTCTGTGCGTAATGCAACCGCTTATGGATCGCACTCATCACCTTCATGCCGCGCTCAAGTAGCGCGACTGTTGTACCTACAGGCTGTTGCTGTGATCCCGGTGAGCCGGTTTGCTGGTCGGCAATGGAAACAAACCGCCGCCCAGATTCAATAAGGACTCCCAAAAGTTGCGCCAACGTCGCCGACGGTTCTTTGTACGGGAGTGGGATAATTGAATTCCGTATGTCTCCGCCAGGAGCGTCAATGTCCCTGAACTCGCCAGGGGCAATCGGTTCATCGTCGTTACGAACGCGGATACCCCGCGCCTTGAATCCGGAAGGTAAGTTCGCCAATGTACCCGCATCGATCAACTGCCTCAAAATTGAAGTGGCTGCTTTGCCCAGCCCTCCAATCATGTGGATCAGGCCGAACCCATAGAACCCCAATCCCGGCAAGAACTTGTAATGAACGAAGTACTGTTGCTTACGCTTCAGCGGGTCGCCTTCTTCATAGTTCCTGCGGATGGACAGCACCTCGCCCGAACTTTGGTCGATGGTGACAATATACGGAAGCTTGACCCCCGTAGGCTCGCCATTCTGATCTAAGTCCTCGAAACCTTCAATATCTAAATCCGTGTGGATTTCAAAAATCGTCAGGACATCATCTGATGATTCTGATTTGTCTATTCCCTGAAGCTCGCGAACCTTGTCTTTAACTGTGTCATCTTCTTCGTCATAGCCAGTCTGAAGATCAACATCTCTGTAGAAACCAACAACTTGTAGCTTGCGAACTTGATTTTCGTCCATGCGAAGAATGTGTGTAACCCGCGATGAAGTTGCAAGATCACTCGTCGTGTAGGGGACAACCAAGTCTTCGGCAGGCACAAATCGAGATACCGGTCTTTGTTTTGTTTCATCGTAGTAAACCTTTTTAAACGTCGATCCACACAGCGGTAAATAGAACAGCATCTGATCCGTGTCAGGATCGTACTCTTCCATCACCTCAGTCACCATGTAGTTCATGAAGTTCTTAACACGGGTAGCCTGATCTTCGATCTCTGGAGTCTTCGCGCCAATAACTTCAGCCCGAACTGGCCCGCCCGCTGGCAGTAATTCTTTGTATGCCTGAGCTTGGAACTGAGTGACCGACTCAGCAATAATCGGATGCGTTACCCCTGATGCCCCTTGAAAGGGTTGGCTACGCTCTTTTGTTTTGACTCCGAGCAGGTCGAGACCTTGAGTGTAGGCTTCTTGCCACTCGCTTCGTGAATCTTGATCGTCTTCGACTCTTGCTCGAAGGTCGCTCGATATTTCACCCAAGATTGATTCATCAAGAATTTCAGCAAGGTTGGCATTATGGTCGTATTCTTCTGTGACAACTTCGGCTCCTTCCTCTCCCATCAATGCTTGGATGATCGCGCCACCCGCGCCATCGTCCATAATTTCAGCACCGCCAGCAAAATCCTCCGGCTGTGAAATATCCACTTCCATTCCTGGGACCGCTTCGATGGAGCTGTCCACCATGCCTTGCATCATATTCGAGGGAACTGACATCAGTAATACTCTCTCACTCTAGGAATATCGTTTTCTTCATCGCCGTCTTCACCGTCTAAGAAGACAAACCCACCTTGACGGAAGCGAATCAACGCCATCGTCATACTATCGACCAAGTCATCATAGTCACCCATCGGAAATGCAGCGCATTCTTCAATGACTTCGTCGGCAAAAGACTTTTCAGGTGCCCAAACCATACCCGCTTCAAATAGCGGTGCGACGGTGTGCATCCGCGTGACCTTATCACGGCCTTTCGACGGAGTATAATTCACAACAGGTATCCCTGTCCTCCGCAATTCATCACTGAGCGGCGTACCTGTGGCCTTGGCTTCAATCAAAACCATGTCTGGTTCCCAGTAATCATGCTCTTCAAGGGCCACTTCCTTCAATTCGGGGAAGTTCCATCGTCCTTTCCGCGCATCCAATAGGATAATATGGTCTGAACCTCCTTCCTCTGGCTCAAATATTCCCCATGTGGTAATGGCGGAATAGTCCGCGGTCTCTTTCTTCGAGAACGCAGTATCATAGCTCTGCAAGACATACTTGATCGGCGGGACATCCTCTTTTTCCCAGACACGCCACCATTCCTTCTTAACAATCGCCCCTTCAGACGCTGTTGGTTGCTGTTGCCACTGTGCATTCCACTTCGCAAGCGGAAGAGCAGCCTTAACCTTGAGCAAATCGTCCTTATTCCAGAACTCAGGCCACAATGGTTCGTCCGATGGCATGATTGCAGGGAACTCAACGACCTCCCACTCGTCCGACATCACGTCTTCGCCCTGTGCTTTGAGCAAACGACCGGTCAAATCCTTGGTTCCCCACCGAGTCATGACCACAATGATGGCTCCGCCCGGTTGCAAACGCTGTCGAGGACCAGATGTGTACCATTCGTAAGCATGATCGAACGCAGTTTCGGATAATGCGTCTTGTTCCGAGTGCGGATCGTCAATAATAAACAAATCAGCACCACGACCAGTCACCGCGGCACCCACACCAGCGGCAAAATATTCGCCGCCCTCGGCAGTTCCCCATCGACCGGCTGCTTTGTCATCAGATTTTAAGTGAGTATTTGTGAAAATATCACGATAAATCTCAGAACCCATCAAATCACGCACTTTCCTACCAAAACGCACAGCAAGTTCTGTATTGTGCGTGGCCTGAATGATCTTCAACTTCGGATTTCGGCCCAAGAACCATGCTGGCATGAGATAAGAAGCGAATTCAGACTTGGAATGACGCGGTGGCATGTTAACAATTAGCCGTTTCAGTTCACCTTTTGCAATGCGTTCCAGTTTTTCTGCAATGATTCGGTGGTGACGGCCCTCAATGAAGCCGTCATAGACGTGATGAACGAAGGGCATGAACTGATCTTGCGCTTTCTCACGCGTTTCGAGGCGGATTTCCGCCTCTTTCAGTGAGAGAATCTCCTTGAGAACCTCTTCAGGTAACGCTTCGAGTGCTGCTTGGTCCATTAACTAACCGGGAAAAGGGGCGAAAACCGTTTCGATGCCTGATAGCTCGGACGTAAACGTGTCGGTGCCAAGCTCGGCAGTCCCGTGTAAGCATACGAAATTGGTCCACGCTGCTGATATTGATAGGGCTGAACAAGCACTCGACCCTGATCATCAACGACAGGAGCTTCTGGCGGTTGCTCAACCGGAGGTGGTAAAATTTGTTGACCACCGTCACCGCCTTGCATCTCTCGTTGTTGCTCGTCTATTGTACGCTGGCGAGCGTACAGTTCCTCAATATTCTCAGGTGTCCCACCCGTGAAAATATCTCCTATCCGATCCATCATGCCTGCACTGTCATAAACAACATTGCCTCTGGCATCATAAGCCGCGGTCCGACCACCTTCACCAATCGGTCCGCCAGCAGTCACTACATCTAATCCTTGCGGGTTGTAGTTAGCTGTGCCTTCAGGAACTGGACTGCCATCAATCGTACGAATACCGCGCTCCGCAATTGCATTGGCTAAAGCAGCGTCTGGATTGAAAAGCGCGTCCGCAACTCCTTCAAGCACTCCAACACCCGTCGGAATCTTCGCGCCAAATACATCAATTGAGCCCGGAAGTCCTGTGTCAAAACCAAACTGCTTGTCTCTGTAAGCTTCTGCTCGTGCAGCTTCAAGATTGGCTTGAGCTTCCGCTAACGTGTAATCCGGGGCCCGAGGATCTTGGCCCGCGATTTCTCTTCTTTCGGCTGTGGCACCTATAGGAATGCCAGTCATTTCTGCATCAACACCTTGCTGAGACATACGCTCGGCATCTGTCAAAGTTGCAGCCTGTGGAGTGGCTATGCCACGCCCGCCATAAATTGCTTCGTCTTCTGGCTGCTCTTGGAATTGATTTGTGTCCGCGATCTCATATTCCCCGGGACTGAAGTAACCTTCACGATCCTTCTGCATTGCCCTATCTAAAGTCACCGGAGTTCTGTTTGCAGCAGCAGTTGATCTAGCAATTAAATCATTAGCTAACTGCATCTGCTCAAGGTCAAACTGCTGTGGGCTGTCGGACATGACTCCCGCAGAAATGCGCGGGTCGAAAGTTCCTTGGACCGAGGGCTGAACATCAAAAGTCTGTGACCCCGTCAAAGCCAGCTCTTGCGGTGTCCGACTGGTCGAGACCGCTGGACCGGTTAACCCAATAATCCCCGCAACTTCTTGTGCCGGAACACCAGTTTCCAGCTCAACTTCTTTCGATACTTGAGATAACACCTGTTCTGCAGGAGTTCCGGGTTGTGCTTGAGGCTGAAGACCTCCTTCTAACACGTTGCTTGGTTCAAAGACATCAATGTCGTCCATGAACAAGCTGCCACCCATTACTGGATCGGCGCGTACGCCTTCTGCCACACGTCCGGGGACAGCTTGGTCCAAAATACCAGAAGCAATTTGCGCGACTTCAGGGGTTAGTCCGGGAGTGACCTGACGAGCAGCCTCAACTTTTGCCGGTTCCAATGCCGCTTGAGTTATTGCCGTGCCTTGAGGTCCTTGGTCCGCGGCCCGCGAACCGGGAGTCGTGCCAAAACCTTCACCAAAATCTGTTCCTGCCGCACCCCTAATCGCATCCATAATCGAAGAAGTGTCAGTGCCTGCAGCCTTAGCAGCTTCTTGAACTGAACGGCTAGACGTGACAGGTGTCCCATCCCTTGAGCGGACAATGTTTCCATTGTTCGTTACAAATACATCCGAAGGAACTCCGGCCTTGGCCGCCGCAGCTTCTGCTTCAGTTTGCTTTGCAGTAGTTCCTGCGGAACCAGCTCCAAGTGCAGGACCTTCAGCGGGGCCAATACTTGGCCCGGGGCCATAGCCAATTGGCCCAAAGCCGCGGCCTGCCGCTCCACCTGGGTCAAATACATTTACACCCGCGGCAATTGAACCTACCGCTTGGTCATAACTATCAGCGACGCTTTGTGAAGGGCTGCCGAAACCGGAACGGTCTACACCCGGAGTCGCATCAATAGAGTTGGGAATACCGTCGCCGTCATTATCGTTTAACGAACCACCTCGGCCAACACCGCCAGACATGCCAGAAGTGACAGATTGGCCTGCGGCTTGTTGTTGAGACATGTTTTCAAAGTCAGCGGAAATCTGATCTAGCTCATTCATCTGAGCGTCTTGCGTACTCGGTCCGCCCGTGTCGCTGTCAGAAGGCCCACCAAAGCAGAAAAGCATTTCTTCCATTGGGTTGTCAGAAGGGTGTAAGGGGTTCAGTCTCATGCGATCATCCAGCCAAATCTGTTCTGTTCAGTACGGTATATCCTAAACTTGGTCCCCTTCGGGAACTCTCTCCGCAACGCTCGAACAATATTCCGGCAGAACCCGAATGGAGCAGCGAAGTCAATTGCCCATAGAGTACCATCTTCTGACTCGAAATCACTAGCAAGGATACTGGACGGCTTCTCCATGTATGCCTTTTCGCGGTCCGGGGGCAGATAAGTCCAAGTAAATATCCCTGCAGGACGGTTTTGATTATCGTAAATCACTCGCAACCGGTCATTCTTGATCGCCGCAATAAAGTAATTGTTGATATGTTCAAGGTCCGCGGACCGGTGATAGTGGCTGCAACGTAATACGAGCAGTGCGTCTAGCAATAATTGCGTATTGGAATGAAAATACATTGTAATTTTTTCTCGGACCTCGGGACTCCTATTGCTTATTCTGCACAACTTCTTGCTGCGGGACAAGGGTACCCGGGCTCCAATGGAAAAACCTGGCATTGAATCTATAGAACTAACTGCAAGGACCGTGCCAAGTTTGTACCGGTCTCCATTTAGGGGGTGCCCCTCGACGCGCACGCGGTGCGTGTACACTTTTTGACCAAGTTACCCCCAGCCCTCGAGCGTTGTGCACTGCACCAAACGTATTAGACCAATTAGTACATAAATACTTGTGTATTCTTGTGTAGGTATGGTATGATGATCCCATCATCACAAAGGAGGACTAATGATGATTACACAACACCAAGCGCGTAAATACGCAAAAGCCACTGGCTTCGAGAAGCTCGCATTGATCGACGACATGATCAAGGCTTTGACTGCGAGCAAGAAAGAGTTGCGCGACCAATTGGTCGAAGCAGGACAGGCCGAGTACCGCGAAGTATTCGTTGACGAATACACGGTCAAGGCTTTCACCCGCAAGACGTTCAAGCGTCTTGCATAATCAAACGGGGGCTCCGGCCCCCATCTTTGGAGGACTAAGCATGAAAACAATTATCACTGACACCAACTGGAGGGGCGTGCCATGCACGCTCCGCTATGACGGATCACTCAAGCCAGTGTGCGAGGGTGACATGTTCGGCGAGTCGATGGTCATGGGCGGGCGGGCTCCGCACAAAGAGTCATCGACTGGGTACATGACGTATGCCAATGGGGACAGCCGCTATGTGCATGGGTGCCATTGGGTCGAGGACTACGATCCGAACGCATGGGCAGTCATGTGCCGGATCAAGAAGAAGGGCCGGAAAGCCGCGGGCGAATGGGAGGAGGAGTACACATACTCCATCGAAAGCAACGGCGACACCGCCGCATACCTAATGGCGCACGGTCGAGCGCGGTTGCTCGAGTTCAACCCAGACCTCGAGTGCTTCATCAAGGCGGTGCGAGAACCGCTCTACGAAGACTAACCGGAGGGGGCGAAAGCCCCTTCTTTTTTTTCTCAATGATTACAAGTGCCACGGGTCGCAGGTCGCAGGGTATTAGACCTTTGGATAAGAATAAATACTTGTGTAAACTAATGTAATGTGAGACTATTTCTTTGTCGGAATAACCCGACGTTTTGGAGGACTAAAACATGAATCAATTACGAAAGAAGCTTACCGACATCGGCATCGCCGATACCCGTCAGTTCTACATCGAGGACGCGCTTGCTGCTTGTCACCGCGCCTTCTCCCCTCTGGACACGACCAACCGCGCCTTGATCGTTGAGCACCTGCCGTTCATCGCCCAGTGTGCTCGGTTCTATGGCCTGAACTCGGTCGCGTGCAACACGTTCGAGCACGACGGCATCGAGATGCCCGAGGACATCGACGCTCGCGTCCGCGAGATAATGGACAACCTGTAAAGGAGGCGGGGGCTTCGGCCCCCGAACTTATATGAGTGAAAAATATACAGTATGGGTTGGCGGCACAGAAGTTACCGACTATGCCGTTGACTTCGATGAAGCTTATTATATTGCGAGTGTCTGGCATGTTGATGAGGGTCACGACGACGTACAAATCCAAGAGATAGAAGAAGAGGACGAAGAATGAAAGCACCAATGTCACTAGGCTGGACAAGCGATCCGGCACACGGCTGGCTATTAGTCACCGAAGAACAGATGAAGGAGAGCGGCATCAAGGCCGCGACCTTCTCCCCTTACTCTTACTACTCCGCGGAGTTCAGGACATACGCACTCGAAGAAGACTGCGATGCCGCCTTGTTTCTCCGCGCCCTGGCCGACCAGGGTATTGAGCACATGGTCTGGGAGGAGCACCAAAGTACAGGTGACTCCTTTGTCAGATCATGGGATCGAATAGAGCAGGAGATAGTCCTTTCGGATTAGTCCTCCGGATCAAGCCCCCGAAAGGGGGCTTTCTTTTTCCTGGCTCCTCGACTCCAGGTCGCAGGGCCCTTCTTACTAGGCCGCAGGGCCGCAGGCCGCAGGTCCAATAAAGCTTGCACACACAACTAGTTATGCTATTATGGAGGTCGGGCATTTGCCCGTTTCAAAGTCTATGGAGGACAAGATGAAAAACAAAGAAATCAGGAAAGAACTACAGGAAATTTCCAACCACCTCTGCGAAGCGCGGAACCGGTTGGACGAACTGTATCAGGTGCTCTTCATCGAGCGCGAAGATCTGAACCTTGACGACCTGATCAAGGATATCTCAATTGCCGTCGAAGATGCCGAGGTCGAGATCGACCGAATCGTTGACGAAGGTGTTGACTGTATGGAGCGGGCGTAAGCCCCTCCCTTTAACTGGAGGACTAAACATGCATATTGATTTCGAGGCAAAAATTATGGCCGTTCAACTCACACTAGACGCGGACGAAGTATTGAACATCGCGAACATGTACCGCGATGCCGCGAACCAGGACCGCGAAGACGGATACCGGCACTCTGCCGGGTCCACCTACAAAAAGGCCGCCTGGTATTACCGCGCCATTGGTGAAACATGGTACGCGGACCGATGCGAGCGCGATGCCAAAGAGGCAAAGGAGGATTAACCGAGGGGCCGAAAGGCCCCTTTCTCTTCTGTCGGTACTAGGCCCCCGGGCCGCAGGCCGCAGAGATTGGGCCTTGTTACAAGGGCCGCAGGCCGCAGGGCCGCAGGCCGCAGGGCCGCAGGAATAAACATTGACCGCATAACTAGTTATGTTATTATTATATTTCGGCTTATCTATTGGAGGATTTCAAATGTCGATTTTATCTCAAACCCACAAAATGCCCGGCAAGTCTATCAGTCTTGATGCCCGGGAATGCCGGACCGGAGCGAAGCTCGCAAAGGTTCCCGGTTCAGTGTGCCACGGATGCTATGCATTGAAAGGCCGCTATCGTATGGACAATGTCCGGTCCGCAATGGCTCGCAGACTGCAATTCATGACAAGCGCATCATTCGTTGATGATATGACGGCGGAGCTGTCCCGGATTCGCAAGCCCCATTTTCGGTGGTTCGATTCTGGTGATGTTCAGAGCGTACAAATGGCGGTAGATATTGTGGAAGTGTGCAAGCGTACGCCACACTTGAAGCATTGGATCCCTACCAAAGAGCCCGCAATTTGGGCCGAGGCGTTGAAGCACGTCACGCTCCCGGACAATGCAATCTTGAGACTGTCCGCGCCATTAGTTGACGACGCGGCCCCCGATTCCTGGGCCCACACTTCCACGGTCCACAAAGATGGACCGGCCATTGGTCACGAATGCCCGGTTAAATCCGGGAAAGAACAATGCGACACCTACGGATGCCGCGCATGCTGGGACCAAAACGTACCCAATGTATCCTACAAGCACCACTAATCACCGAACCGGGGGCCTAGGCCCCCGGACCTCGGCTCTCTGTCCCCTATTTGATCAGGCCGCAGGGCCGCAGGACTTGACTCGCAGGGCCGCAGGCCGCAGAATCACCCCAAGTTTCTTAGTCCTCCAATCTGAGAAAGCCCAGCCCCACTTCGGTGGGGCTTTTTATTAGAGCCGCAGGCCGCAGGGCCGCAGAACCTCGGCCCAATGCTCAATAGATATCCGTTTCATCTCATCGAACACCTCATCGAGGGCCTTGGTCCTAAAACCTTCCGCGTAGGACACCCCGTCAGAGGCCACAGAACGCGCTGTACGCCCCTCAAATAAAAATAGGTCTCTATCCTTGGCCTGCTTAACTAAGATGAAGCTGAGACCTCCAACGTGGCTGTGAGAGGTATGCCAAGCGACCTGTTGAGGAGATAAACGGACTGCGTTTCCCTTTATTACTTTAAGTTCTATCCAAAGCGGCATTGATTCCCAAATGGCATATACGTCAGGCATTCCCGCTGAGACTCTGTTCTCTAGTCTCCACGCGTAGGAATTCTTCGGTAGTTTCGCTCGGATTGTGTTCCAGAAGTTCGCCTCCGGTCCCTGTGACATCCTTATATTCTCCCTCGATAAATGCGTGCGGATATTTTTTCTGCAGTTCGGTCAGTCTGGCGACGATGTCAGCACGGCTCATCTCATCCAGTTTGTTGATGGTTTCTCTGCGGTCGATGGTCAGGCCGCCCAATGCGGACCTGATTTTCTCAGCGTTGATCGCGGCAGAGAATTGACCGGACTCTTCAGCACCGCGTGACAGTTCATCAAGCCGTTTCATTTGGCCGATCAATGTCACCCCGTATCGACGTTCCTTTTCTTCTCTGAGTTCTCTGATGTACTCGAGTACCTGTGGATGCTCCCGACCTGATAACAGTTTGGAAGCGTAGACGTGGGCAGTATCGACAGAGAACCCTGCCTTTCTCGCACACTCGGCATTCGAGTAAATGCCTTCAACATAATATTTACAGAATTCACGCTGACGGTTGGTCAGTTTCTTATGACCTCTCTCTTCAATCTGCGTGGCAATTTTATCGCTCACGATGCAACTCTCCTTAAGGGGCTGTAGAACAAAAATAGTACCTCACTTTCTCTTCAATCGTTAATTTGGGGGTTCTAATGCAGAAGTAACCTGTTAGAAGTGTTACAAATGTTACAAATCTGAAACAAAGTGTTACGAATAAAATCCTTTGTTTATGCACCTTTCAGAGAGTTTCGTAACGTCGTAACACTCGTAACACCATATTTGAAAAATAAAAAATATTTTTTTGTAATCGTTCCAGAGGGTGTATAGAGAAAAGTTCTAACCCTCCAAAATAATTTACACAAACTGTTGCACTACTATCTCACTTATGTATTATTGCAAGTGGGTTCATAACTTTTGGAGGATTACCCATGACACAGCTTAACCCTGATTTCGTTTTACAGATGTCTGCCTACGGTGCGGACTTTGAGTTCCAAGGTTCGCGGTTCAAGATCATCTGGTCCACGATCCGCGGTCCGGTGCGCGAGCGTCGCAACTACAAGCAGGATTGGATCCTGTCTGATATGTGGGAGGTCGATGAGTCGGGTTCCCAGATTGAGGGTGGTGATGTCGCTGTTGGTTCAGAGCCGTGGACCGCGGCCCTAGAACAGAAGACAGCGCATGATGCGTTGTTTGGTCAGATCATTCGTATCGGTGAGCTAGGTATGTTCCAGTTCGCTGACGACTACCGTCCTGAGATGCCGTATTACATGGTGCAAGAGCAGGTGTTCCGTTTCATGGAGATTATGGAGCGTAAGCCTGAGTATCACGCTAATGATGTCTGGCATGAGATGTTCATGGATGTCTACAAACAGTATGAGTATTACCGCGAGAAAAAGTTGCGGGAGTCGATTTTCTTTTATCACTGGTCGCGTGACTGTGATTTGTGTGAGTCCGAGGGCATTGAAGTGTTCGAGGATTGGTATGACGCGGCTGAGTGGATCAAGGGCTTTGGTGATAGTGCTGAAGGTCCGCAATCGTTGGAGAAAATTTCGTATGAGCAGTGGCAGACGTTTAATGCGTCGCCTGTTCGGGATCGTGCGTTGGAGCAATTCGAGGAGTATGGCTATGGATATTAATGCACCGGAAAAGCCGTTGACTATGAAGTTTGTCGAGTCGGCAACTTTGCGTTGGTGGCAGTCGCCTGAGTGGACGGTGTTCGTTGATGAGGATGGAGATCCTGTTGGTTTCGAGCATGCCCAGTTTGGTGAAGAGGGCGGCACTGGCGGCCTGTGGTTCGATGGCACGCACTTGGTGGATTATGACGGTGTCTACAATCTGCCCAAGGGTGTGATCGATATATGCGAACGTCTAGGTTTCAACATGGACTACGCCAAAGATGATGACTATTCGGAGGTGGAGTAATGAACTCAGAAACAAAAACTTTGTTTGAGCGTGCGCTGTATTACACATATGCGGCCTTGAAAGATATGCAGTATCAAGCGTCGATGGAAAGCCTTGATGGGTTCAACATGAACACCAACGGCACCCCGTGTTTTGAGTCGGATGAAGAGTTGGCTAAGTATCTTTCTGAGATGGAAGGTTTCGTTAAGGAGCTAAAGGAGATGGTCAATGAAAAAGTTTGAGATCGTGTTCCGCGATGAGGTGGAGCATGAGTCGATGGATGAGTGCATCGACGTGTTTCTGGAGTATTTAAAAGACTGCGTGGAGACAGGTGATGTCTCTGCGTTTCAATTCTATGAACTGGAGGATAGGTCATGAGCAAGGGTTGGTACGTCAAGGTTGCCACTCAGGTGGTGTTCGAGGTGGACACCAATGTTGGTGTGGTTGCGTCATGCGAGCGCGAGGCGGGTCATAAAGCACAGGAGATCCTGTGCGACTGGCTAGAAAAAGACGACTTTAAGTCAGAGCTTGAGATAACTTTGCCGTGGGAATTGAACATGGGCGGGCAGGCTTGGCATCGTAGCAGTGGATCAGGTGGTATCGATTTCGACACCATGCAGGTCCTTTCTGTCACGCCTGATTCGGACTTTGATCCGGAAGACGACGATGAAGATATCAAGATTCGGAACGTCATGGAGGCGGTCCAGTGTCTCAATGAAGCCTTTCACGATTTGCCGAACGATCATCCGTTGCAGGAGTTTCGGGAGACTCACGGCATAGCCGAGGTCCGAGATCGGTTGAACCTGCTTGCAGTGTATTGCGACATGACCTATCGGGTGATGGCCGATGAGCAGGGATACGACCTGTGTTTTGATTGGGACTTTGTCCCGCAGTTCCTTGAGAATTGTGTCGATGATGATTTCAGTCCCAAGTCGCAGGATGCTCATGTGCTGTCAATGTTCTGGAGTGCGATATGAAGACGGGTGAATATTACGGGACTCACTGGTATTGGGATTCCGAGGATCGCGAATATGTGATTTGCGCGACGTGGTATTACGAGCAGAACTATCCGGAGATGCCGGACGTGGTATCGCTCGAAGCGATTGAAGTCGAGGACCAAGAGCCGGGGTCCCCTGATCTCGATTTGTCGATTGGTGGTCCAGTGTGGAAGTCGGTTTATAACGACGGGATGCCGTTGGATGTACAGGAGGTTTCTTACATATGAAGACGCGCATCCATGTGAATCAGCACGCCATTCGGCATAACACAAAGTGTGATGTCGAAGATCAGGTTCCTGTGCTGACAGTCAAGACGTACAAAGAGAATCGGAAGTGCAACAGGGTCGAGGTCCAAGGTCCAAGTACCGTGGTTTATTCTCCGGATAAACCACTATCCTGTGGCGCGAAGGTGTGGATAGAAACAGAAGCGGAGGTGATCTGTGACTAAAGATCAAATGAAAGTGGCGCGGGATCAGTACCCGCATGAAGTGGAGTTGGTCATGTGTGATTTGTACGACAATTGGACTACATCGCAGTTGGTCAATGAAATGTTGAAGTGGATGCCGAAGTCGGAGTTCATGAAACTGGTTTATCAGATGGAGGGTGAAGGTGAAGTCTAAAAGCAAGGTATCGACATATACACCTTTTAGCCCAAGGGGTAAGAAGATGAAAACGATGAAAGATTCGTTAACAAGCAAACACGCGGGCAATGGTAAATCTAAAAGGAAAAAGAAACGTGGAAAAAGATAACAGAGGCGCGATCTGGGGTAACGCGCATAAGAAGAAAGATACCCATCCGGATTTCACTGGCAACGCGATGATTGACGGTGTCGAGTACAAAATCGCTGCATGGAAGCGCAAGCCGCAGGCTAGTGCAAAGGCTCCGAGCTTGACGTTTAGTTTCGAGAAAATCGAGGAGCAAGTTAATGCCGATGATCTATAAGGTCCGCAATGAATTGGAAAAAACCCAGTGGTTCAGTGCGTCGCACCCGCAGGCTCGCAAGATTCTGTTGGAGCAAGGCGAGAATGCAACGCTCGAGCAACTCGAGTACCAATATAAGTGGCAGTTGGTCGTGATGATGAACGAAGCTTATTTGGAGGGTCGAGATGACGGGGCCAAGGAGCTAGCAGAATGTTCTTAATGGTTTGGACCGAGTGCCATGAAGGTGAGGGCGGCAAGGCCGAGTACGAAGACCATTGGTTGCCATATGACACCTATCAGGAGGCGGTGAATAACTACGACAAATTGGTCGATATGGAGGAGGTGTATAGCGCGAGCATATGCCAAGTGATTGAGTCAACCGATTATGAGGGAGTGAGACCAGAAGATGGCGAAGTTTAGAGTGATGGTACGCGAGACGTACATTATGACTCACGAGGCTGAGTCACCTGCTCAAGCAGGGGAGAAAGCGATGGAGTGTATGAACGATCATCCGGATCAGCATATTTTTATGCAGGAGATGCAGTTCGTACCAATCGATGAGAGCGAGGATTCGGAATGGGAAGACGTCCCGCAATCGAAAGAGATGCATTAAGTGGTGCGTTAACCACAGAGTGCGCGGCAATGTGGTACGCGTTTCTGGCTGAAGAGGCTTACTTTGACGGTGACCTGGGGTCGCACGATGAGTTTATATCTAAGGCACAGACTCTGAGCCGCAATCCGCAGGGCTATTTACATAGCCAAGTATTAGAAACAGCAATTAAAAAACTGAGGTAGTAACAATGGAAAATTATGAGCAAGAGTATAAGCAGCAAATCGCCAAGCATAACAAGCGTGTACGGTCGATTCGTAATACGCGTCTGTCGAAGGCTGACGTGAAGTGCATTGACGATATGATCAGCAAAGGGTTCCAGATCCAAGATACGCTGACCGAGAGCGTCATGTGGGGATCAAACTTCCTGACGATGGAAGATGTGATGGAGTTCACAGAAGCGTTGCGTAACTTTAATTCACAGTTTACGGAGCGTAAGAAATGAGCAAGATGGGAGATTGGGTGATCGAGTTGACCCATGACAAAGTTGATCTGACTCGAGAGCAGTTCACCGCCAAACATGGCGAGATGTTTGCATATATTTATGATGAACAATTGGGTATAATTCCAACGGTTCGCAGGACAGAAACAAGGAGTTACAATAATGCCGAAGAAGTTACCGGAAAGACCCAAGACAACCGACAGAAGCCAGTACCGTACAGTCGCACTCCCATATTACGAGTACGAAATGCTAAGGGAAATGGCCGAAGCGGATCACAGGTCAATCGCACGTCAGCTCGGAATGTATATACAAGAGATATACGCTGAACGTAACAGTGCCTGACGAGATTAAATGGGCCGGTGTCATCATCGGCCTTTTTAATTTGGTATATTTTGCATGGGCATTCACGCAGATATACATCAATGTCAGAAATGATACACAAACTTGCCACAAAGGCGGGAATTGTAAAGAACGATCACCACGTTGAAACAATGGAATTGATAGGCGGGCGTGGGTACGTTGCAAATCTTAAAGAATTAACTGAGTTCGCAAGGTTAGTGGGCCAAGTTGCGAGAGCCGATGAGCGGAGGAAATATGAAAGACCCGATGACACCCCCAGTACCGATGATGGCTGATGAGTTAGCTAACCTCGATAAACTAAGGGAATACATGAGCGACACTGAGTACCAGCAGTACTTGGAAAAGCGTGCGATTGAAGCCTTGATTAAGTACCGAGCATCGAGTGATTTGAAGGCATTAGAAGAGATGCAGTTTTTTATGCACCGCATCACGCATGAGATCTTCTTAGGGATCAAGAAGACCAAGGAGCATGAGACGACGCAGGAGCAGATCAATCGGTTGAATATTCTGGCGTCGATGCAGGAAGGGTATGACGGTTAGTCCATCCACCCATCGCGACGGTATTGTTTGATTACTTCAACGATACCACCTTTAGCAAACTTCATTTCACCTTGAACTTCAGCTCGGTCAGGCCATTCAAGAACGTAATGTTCTGACATCTGAGTGCCACCTTTCTGGTCGTAACTTGGCACCTCAATCTTGCGGAAGCTGTATCCTTCACCGAGGTCTTTGACCGTGCTATTCAAAAGTTTCTTGACGTTAGAGTCCGAGTATCGAACACCACCGGCAGATGTGAACTTGTTTGGTAGGACCACACCATCAGCACCGCGCTCCATTGCCGAAGCGACAGCACCTTTCAAGACAGAAGACTTGAGTGGCATATCATCCTTGGACATATTCGGGTAGAGGTCAGGTGACTTATCAAAATCCTTGTTAGTGAATTTGACATTCTGTCCCCAACCTTCCAATGACTGTGTCTCTGGATCAGCCTTGCGTGCTTGAGCAAACATATCCGATTGGATTTCTGTCAACCGCATATACGGCCTGCCACCAACATCAATATCTGCGAAGCGAGCAAAACCGACAGGAGTATTCTTTGGCATCTCGCCACTAAGAACTTCGCGCTCTCGAGCAACCGCAATAGCTTTCTGCCGGAGCCAGTCGCTGTTTTCTTCAAGCCATTCACTGATTCGAGCAGGACTTTCATCTACTATGTCAGGGAATTTTTTCTCGAAATCGGCAGGCATACCTTTGGCAACATCACCGAAGCGGATTGCATCGATCAGCTCCTCTTCAGCATTTGAAACTGCGGCACCGCGTCGCGCAATCTCTGAAGCACTGAGGCCATTGTCACCACCAAGAAACATTGTGTCGTGACTGTCACTGATTGCACCCGTGTACTTACCACCGGATGCACGATACACATCATCTGTTGGGACAGTGACGCGGACGATACCGAGATTGTCACCAGTCATATTGTCAACTGCGTTGTAGCGCAACATCCCTTCTGGGCTTGGCTCGACGTGACTGACTTGTAGATTCTGGAAGGCAGGATGCTCTGACTTGAATTTCACGTTAACGTCAGTAACCCAGTCCTTATATCTTTTTCCGGGGGCTTCGACGAGTGTCTTCTGTTTGCGAAGGTCTTCCGCACCTTTAAGGAATGCGGATACAGTCCCAGGTTCGGGGGCCAAGGCACCAATACCTTCTGCCGCTACACCTCTGGCAAGTGGGGCAGCCCCTGCAAGCGCGACCGTTGGGTCCATGCCTGCGTCGATACGTTCTTGAACAACTTCAGCAGATGTCAGTGGGCGGAGTTCACCATCCACCACTTCCATTTGTCCGGGGCGAAGAGTCGTTGAGCCAACCATGCGTTGACCCATCTCATCGAGCATAGGAGAAACTTTTTCGTAAGTGCCGACAGGGTCTTTGATTGCACTGGCAATTCCTTTCCCGCCCGCGGCAATTGCCTCGAACAAACCCGGGACAGCAAGCTCACGCTCACCTGTCTCGAGGTTCATTGGGTATGGGTTTAAGGCTTCAATCCCAGCCTCTACAACCTTAGATACTCCACTGATTGGCATTCCCTTTGGGAAGATGCCGCGTTCATATCTTGGGGCCGGGGCCGACGGTGCGCCTTGCTTCTCTGCCATTGCGAGTCTTCTTTGAAAAATCTACACGCATTATGTTATCGCGATTCAGCCCTCGAAGGAATGACTCCGCAATATCTTTGTCCAAGCCAGTGACCCCCATTAACTTGGTCACAGCCTGATCCAAGTTCCGAAGTCCCTGCTTATATTCCCAAGAGATTTCCATCATCTTGTCGGTTTGATTGTCAGCCATTTTCTTGCTTCCTCTCCTAGTACTTTTGCTCCGAGATCAATCTTATTCCGGAGTGCCTGCACAATCTGTTCATCGATTGTGTTATCTGTAATCAGGTCAATGTATGTGACCGGATTCTTCTGACCGATACGGTGGCATCGATCTTCTGATTGGATGCGCGTCTCGAGGTTAAAGTCGTTTGCGTAATAGATTACGGTGTTCGCTTCTGTCAGTGTCAGACCGTAGCCTGCTGTTGCTGGGTTGCCGATAAAGAAACGTAATCCTGAATTGGGATCTTGGAACTTGGTGACAATCTCCTGCCGCTCATCATCACGGGTGTCTCCGTAGTACGATGCAACGGACTCTTCCCCGTACTCTTCAGCAATCATTTGTGATAACTGTTGGATATCGTACCTGAACCGTGACCAAAGGATCACCTTCCCCGTAGTCTCTTCCAAGATATCTTTCACTGCATCAAGACGTTTGGTTGGCAGTGTGACCATGTCTCCATTGTCTGTCTTCAAATGCCCTGACAATATTTGTTGCAGTCTGAGCATCTGCGTCATGATGTTTTGTGCAGTGACCAACTCTCCACTATCGAGAAGAGTTAAGGCATCTTGCCTGATCTCGTTGTACATCTTAATCTGGTCATCAGTCATCGAAACGTACCGGATAGTGTACGCTTTGTCCGGCAGATCGAGGCAGTCCTTTTTGAGTACTCGATAGGAGAAGTTGCTTACTTTGTCTGTCAATTCTTCGAGATGGCGGAAGCCAACAATCTCGTTGAAGTTATGCGCTCCAAACTGACGACGTTGCATGATGGCGTACCGATTCTGGTATGCATAGAAACTATCGAAGCCCAAGGTCTGAGGTCCGAGGAACTCGAACTGTGAGAACAGATCCATTGGCGAGCGCGTGACAGGGGAGCCGGTCAAGAGCCTGCGGTATTTAAATTCCTGTGAGACCTTGAGCAGTGCCTTGGTCCGTTTGGCTTTTGGATTCTTGATCGTGGTTGATTCATCGATAGCGATCAGACCAGATCGACCAAAGTTCTTAGCCAACCAGAGCCCAGCCATCTGTCCTTTCTTTGACGAGAATGCTTCGACGTTCATGACAAAGATTGTCAATCCATCAAAGGCATCTTTGACTGAGCGCATCTCTTCCTGTTGTTTTTTATTTGGCCCTGACACCCAACGTATAACGCGTCGCGGTACATGATCAGATAAATGCTGTGGGATTTCTTTGGTCACCCAGTTTCGATACACACCCTTGGGTGCAATGATCAAAGCAAAGTTCACATTTTTGCTAACGTGCAATTGACCGAGGTTATCGATAAGAGCTTTTGATTTGCCAGTTCCCATTTCCATCAGGAAGGCAAATGCATTACGCTCACCTGCCTGCTTGATTGCTTCCCTCTGATGTTCATATGGCTCTGTTTTAAATTCGTAGTTGACAGCCACTTTGTCCTCCATTAATGTTGCATTGTGTTCGATACATTATCATATGTTTTCGATCATGCAAACTCACTTAAACCTGAAGAGGACAAACTTATGACTGAGTTCTTTGAACAGATGTTCGATGCCGCCGACGATCTATCGTCTGTAGACACCGACTCGACTAAAGCACTATCCAATTTGGTTCGGCAGTTAGAAGGTGTTGTAAGCGACATCGACGAAGCTGAACTGCACCTGAAGAAACTGAAGCAAGAGAAGCATCGCTTGTCTATGGAAGCCATCCCGGCACTTATGGATGAGATGGATGTGAGCCGACTTGATGTTGGTGATGTGACAGTTGCATTGAAGCCGTTTGTTTCTGCATCGATCCCTGCTGATCGAAAGCAAGAAGCATATGAGTGGCTTCGAGACCACGGACTGGATGACATAATTAAAAACGATGTAATTTTGTCCTTCGGTCGCGGGGAAGACGACACCGCAAACAAGATCATGTTGGACCTTGAGAACAAAGGGTTTCACCCTGAGTCCAAGACTCACATTCATGCAATGACACTGAAAGCTTTTGTTAAAGAGCGTGTCGAATCCGGAAAGCCAATTGACCTCGACTTATTCGGGGCCTTTGTCGCTAAAACCGCAGATATTAAGAGGAAGTAATCATGGCAACATCTAAAGCCGTAGCAGCGAAAGCTGAAGCTCAACTGCCTAGTGCAGACGTAATGGACCTGTTAGCAGGTCATGAAGGGGAAGGTCTCGACTACGATACCTCCGAACTCCAGATTCCTTTTATCCGGATCATCCAAGCGATGTCTCCGCAGATCAAGAAGTCTGATCCTGCATTCATTGCAGGCGCGTCGCAGGGTGATGTGTTCAACACAGTCACTGGCGAATATTGGGAAGGCGAAGGTGGCATTACTGTCGTCCCTTGCTATCAGGAAACAAAGTACCTGAAGTTCAAGCCCCGCGAGCAGGGTGGTGGATTCATGGGCGAACTCAAAAAGGACGACCCAGACATCAGCCGCACTCAGCGCAGTGGCTCGAAGGAGATCCTTCCCGACGGTAACGAACTGGTCAAGTCTGACCAACACTATGTCATTGTCCTTGATGAGGACGGGATTCCAGGGTTTGGTATCGTAGACATGAAGTCATCAGCACTGAAAGTCTCACGTCGCTGGAAAACTCAACTCAAAATGCTGACGGTAAAACACCCGAAGACAGGGCAACTTGTCTCTCCTCCTTTGTTCGGAACACAGTGGAAGCTGTCTGTTGTTGAAGAATCGAACGACCAAGGTTCGTGGTTCAACTGGACGGTAGCCAATGACGGTTTCGTTCAAGACAAAGAGTTGCTCGAAGCAGCAATGAATTTCCGTAAATCAGTAATGGCTGGAGAAGCGAAAGCTGTCGCCGAAGATGTGGTCGATACGCCGCACGGACAGACAGAAGAAGCCCCCTTCTAATCATACTTGGGACACAACTTGAAAGGTAGTTTTCATTTTGTGTCCCATTTTACGGAACTAAGGTATGTCAAACGTAAAACGGTTTATGGCCGCGTTCAAAGGTTCGGATGTGGCACATGGACAAACCCAGATTGGGTCTACAAGAAGAAACGGGAAGACTGAAGCAAAAAGTTTCGTGGTCCGAGAGCCGCTGACCGAGGATAAGGTAGCGAAGCACTTGGCCGGTGAACTGGGTGTCGGTGCTATTCCGATCAACAACGACAACAATTGTAAGTTCGGTGTGATCGATATCGATACTTATCCGGTGGACCATGCAGGCATAGTGAAGCAGTTGGATGGACTTGGTATCCCGATGGCGGTGTGCCGGTCAAAGTCTGGCGGTGCTCACCTGTATATGTTCTTCGCCGAGTTCTACCCTGCGTCAGAGATCCGTGAGTTTCTGCAAGAGATTGCTGCGACTATTGGATGGTCAGGCAGTGAGCTGTTCCCTAAGCAGGATAAAATCCTATTGGATCGTGGTGACGTGGGTAACTTCATTAACCTGCCATACTTCGATGCCGAGCAGACAATGCGGTACATGGTTGATGCGGACGGGCAGGACGTATCGTTGGAGGACTTCCTTGACTGGATCGACAAGAACCAGATTAGTTTGTCCGAGCTTGCAGACTTTCCTATTGGTATGAACCAAGAGTTGTTTGATGACGCACCCCCGTGTGTGCAAACAATGCTGATCAACGGTTTCCCCGAAGGCACTCGAAACAAAGGGATGTTCCAGACGGCTATCTATTTAAAGAAGAAATTTCCTGATGGGTGGCAGAAAGAGTTGGAGGCTATCAATCAGAAGCACTGTAACCCACCGCTCCCTGCGATAGAGATTGTGCAAATACAGTCACAGCATGAGAAAAAGGATTACGGTTTCATGTGTGGCGAAGAGCCCTTCTGCTCGCACTGTAATAAGCAGCTTTGTAAGCAGAAGAAATTTGGTGTTGGTGGCGGTGGTGGCGGCAGGGTTGATATGCCAAACATCAGCGGCCTGACGATCTTGTTATCAGAGCCCCGTCTGTACTTCTTGGATGTGGACGGGCATCGCCTGGAGTTATCCACAAAGCAGTTACAGATCCCGATGCAGTTTCAGGAAGCTTGTATGGAGCAGATCAACTTCATGCCTCCGACACTGAAGTCTTCCGAGTGGCAACAGATCGTAAACAATTTGTTGCAGAACGCATCGCACATTGAGGTGCCTGAAGAGCTTACTGTGGCCGGACAGTTTAAAGAATTGCTGCAGATGTTCTGTACATCACGCATCCGCGCTATGTCGCCAGAAGAACTGGAGCTTGGTAAGCCGTGGACCGAGAACGGTAAAACCTACTTTAAGATCAAAGGACTGCAGGAGTTTTTGTATAACCGAGGATTTACCTCATTAAAACGTCCGCAGATACAAGAACGATTGAAGGACCTTAATGAAGGCAAAGATTGCCACTCACAATTTAGATACAAAGATGAAAAGAACGAGTGGAAAAATACTAGAGTCTGGTGGGTCCCAGAATTTAAAGATGAAGAGGTCGTATTACCTGAAGGAGAAACCTATGAAGCACCGTTCTGATGACCGTCTGTTAAAGGTGTCGGAGCTTGCCAAATTCCTTGGTGTTGCTCCTTCGACGATTTACAGATGGCTAGAGTGTGGCAAGTTGCCACGACCGTTTGAGTTGGGGGAGGCCGCTGTTCGCTGGCGGCTGAGTGAGATTGAGCAATGGTTGGAGGAGAACCGGCGATGAGTACCCGCGAGAAAGTGTTAAGGAAACTCAAAAGAACGTACATAAAAATGCTGAGACATTATGCGCTTCGACATATGGAGAAGGCACATAAGCTCGAAGACAAGGCGATGCTGTTAGAACTGAAGCTCAAGGACCAACGCCGATTGGTTGATGAGATTGACGAAGGATTCGATGCGCTGAAGGAAAAAGAATATGCAGAGTGAACAGTTAATCTTTGGACCCCCAGGGTGCGGGAAGACGTACACCCTGATGGAAATCATCCGTAAGGAAATGGAGTCAGGAACACCTCCAGATCGTATTGGGTTTGTCTCCTTTAGCCGTAAGTCAATCGCCGAGGCCCGAGATAGGGCGGGTGCAGAACTGAACCTCACAGAGCAGGATACGCCGTATTTTAGAACGCTTCACTCAATGGGGTTTCACTGGCTGGGCATGAAGACAGAAGAGCTAATTGGTGTTTATGATCTAAAGCAGATCGGTGCGTCGATGGGTATGGCGTTCGATACTCGTGATGTCTACGACAAGGACGGGGTAATGCAATTGTCTGCGAAAGAGGGCAATAAATACCTGACGCTGATCCAGCGAGCCACCATGCGGATGATTCCCCTCGAGCAGGAATACAACGAAGCGGGCGACTACAACATCAAGTGGCCGCTGCTTGAAAAGCTAAACAAGGTGTACGCATCCTACAAGCAGGAGACCGGTAAGTTTGACTTCACAGACATGATCAAGCTGATGGTCGAGCAGGGCCGAGGTCCGAGCCTCGATGTCCTGATTGTCGATGAAGCACAGGACTTGACCCCACTACAGTGGGAGCAGGTCAAAGTATTACGGTCCAATGCCAAACGGATCTGGTATGCAGGCGATGATGATCAGGCAATTTTCCGCTATACCGGAGTTGATGTCCGACATATGCTCGGCATATGCGATAACGTCCGTGTCCTTAATCAGTCGTACCGTGTACCAATGAGTGTACATACATTGTCTGCACAGCTCGCCAGTCGTATTTCCCGGAGACAGCCAAAAGAATGGAGGTCCACGGATCATGAAGGGTCGATCAATTACCACATGGGTGTACACGAAATCGACATGAGCGAGGGTTCTTGGACGGTTATGTCGAGAACAATGGCAAATTTAAACAAGTTAGGTGAGCAACTCGAGGGTGCGGGGATTCTGTATAAGAAAAACGGCAGGCTGTCCTTTGATGAGGACAACCTGAAAGCCATGCACTTATGGGAAGATTTGCAGAACGGGGAGTTCATCAGTCCTGCTGAGGCATCCAAGTTATATGAATGCTTGCCTAAGCGTGGTGATGCAGCTCGTGTGAAGTACGGTATGGCAAAGACTCTGCAAGAGTGTGACCCACTTAAACCATTGACACATAAGGCTTTAGTCGATGAACATGGTCTTTTGGCCGATATCAAGATGCCTGCTGAAGATTTGCTGAAACTATCGTCAGATGAAAAACAATACTTAAGGGCTATCAAACGTCGGGGTGGGATCACTGCCGATCCTGCAATCAAACTCAGCACGATTCACCGCATGAAAGGCGGGGAGGATCAGAACATTGTTTTGATGACAGACATGGGGTACATGCCGCATAAGACACTGCAGGAAACCCCTGACGATGAGCACCGTGTGTTTTACACAGCAGTGACTCGGACCAAAGAGAACCTTCACATCGTAGATGCAGAGAGCAAACACAGGTATCCATTATGAGTGGTAAAGGCGACACCTACCGTCCGGTAGACAAAGACAAGTTCGAGCAGAACTTTGACAGAATATTTGGCAAGAAGGAGCACGAGCATGCTGAGGCGATGCGGGCGTTTGCGGCGGGTGAAAAGCTTGAGTTCCGCCCGAAGAAGACAGCGTCAAATTACGGTTCAACAGACGAGTGGTTCGCCTGTGACAACCCAGACTTTCACCACAACTTCGAGTATAGGATTAAACGTGATGTTAAAAGCTGACGGTTTCGATGACTGCATCTTAGGGATAGCAGAGGTGTGGGACGGCAATGAACGGGTTCACCGTATCGTGTATGACGCATTGAAGATGATTGATGTCTTAATGGACAAAGATGGTATGAGTCATGAGGAGGCTGTCGAGTACTTTGAATACAACATTGATTGTGCTTACTACGGGAAAGAAACCCCAGTTTACATGTTCCATAGCAACCTGAAGATGATAGAAGAAATGGCGGAGATTTTGGATGACTAAAGATACAAGCACGATCAACTGGATCGACAGACAAGAACTAGATCAGATCGAAGTTGATTGGTGCGCTCCGGAGGTCTTCCCTGACCTCTCCCAATCCAAGATCATCGCAATTGACTTGGAGACATGTGATCCTAATCTCATGACCCTAGGGCCAGGATGGGTACGGAACGACGGTTTCGTAGTAGGAGTTGCGGTCGCCGCTGGAGATTTCAATGCCTACTATCCGATCAAGCATCAGAATGGCGGAAACATCTCAGAAAACATTGTGATGAAGTGGCTGAAGAAGCAGATGGCTACACCACATATCCCGAAAGTTTTCCACAACGCGACGTACGATCTGGGTTGGTTAAAGTGGGCAGGGGTCGAGGTCCAAGGAAAGATTCTCGATACCATGATTGCCGCGCCTCTATTGAACGAGAACAGATTCACATATTCACTGGATTCGTTAGGTCGTGACTACCTTGGCGAGCGGAAGAATGAGAAGCTTCTCCGTGCTGCAGCAAAGGAATGGGGTATCGACCCGAAGGCAGATATGTGGAAGCTACCTGCCAAGTATGTGGGGAGATATGCAGAACAGGATGCGGCACTGACACTCCGTCTTTGGAACCACTTTGAAGGCGAGTTGCAGAAGAATGAACTGACCCACATCTTTGAGTTGGAGACTAGCTTAATTAAGTTGATGCTAGAGATGCGTTCTCGTGGCGTTCGCGTAGACTTAGATCAAGCGGACCGCACAAAGCGTGATCTATCCAAGCGGGAGACAGAGATAAAGAATGAAATCAAGCGGCAAACAGGAATTCTGGTCGAGCCCTGGGTGGCAACAAGCGTGGCCGCAGTGCTGGGATACTATGGAATTGACTGCCCAAAGGCGGAGAACTCGAAGCAGCCGTCTATTACAAAAGCGTTCCTGCAAGCATGCCCTCATGAGGTCGCCGGGCAAATCCTCAAGCTCCGAGAGCTGAACAAAGCCAACAATACGTTTATTGACTCAATCCTGCGGTACGAGAACAACGGTAGAATTCACTGCGAATTCAATCAGTTACGGTCAGATGATGCGGGAACAGTGACGGGTCGTTTCAGCTCGAGCAACCCGAACCTTCAACAGATCCCAGCACGGGACCCAGAACTAAAGAAAGCCATCCGTGGCCTATTCATTCCGGAAGAGGGTGAGAAGTGGGGGTCGTTTGACTACTCTTCTCAGGAGCCTCGTCTGTTGGTGCATTATTGCTCTGTTCTCGCCGACAAACGGCCAGACCCACTTGTCAATAAGTTGGTCGATGCGTACCACGCTCGTGACCCAGACTTCCATCAGATGGTGGCTGACATCACAGGGATCGAAAGAAAGCAAGCCAAGATGGTAAACCTTGGCATCATGTACGGTATGGGCCGGGGTAAGTTAGCAAACACCTTAAATATCGACGAGCAAGAAGCTAAGGAATTGCTTGAGGTCTATCACAAAAAGGTTCCTTTCGTAAAAGGACTAGCAGATATGGTGTCTAACAGGGCGTCTAAACACGGTCAGGTTAGAACATTGTTAGGACGTAAGTGCCGGTTTGACCTGTGGGAACCTAACAGCTTTGGGTATAGGAAACCTTTGCAACACGAAGACGCAATCAAAGAGTATGGCCCCGGTATCCGTCGTGCATTCACATACAAAGCATTGAACAAACTGATTCAGGGCTCTGCTGCCGACCAGACAAAGAAAGCAATGGCTGACTGTTACGCCGAAGGATTGATCCCCCTGCTGACAGTGCACGATGAACTCTGCTTCTCGGTAAGTTCCGAGGACCAAGCTTCGCGGATCAAGGAGATTATGGAGACTTGTGTGGACCTTCGGGTACCAAGCAAAGTGGATCAGGAGCTGGGGGAGAACTGGGGCGAGGTGGGTTGATCCCATAATGGGACATGCACTCTGTCCAACTGTTCCACTCTAGGTCTTTCTCCATGAAGTCCAGTGGTTTCAGTCGCTTGGTTTTTACCTCTTTCAAATGAGAAACGGGTACAAAAAGTACCCGTTCTTGTGGGATTGCGACTAACGCGACGATGTCGCAGTCTTCTTGTGTTAACGGTCGTTTCGGCTTTAAACCTTTGGAAACACAGAACTGATAACCAAGACTTCTTGCATCACTCGCACTTTTATTGCCTTTGATATTACTGCCCTTGACCTGTACTCGCCAAGTGTAGTCATAGGCAAAAGAAATAATGTCCGAAGTTCCGAGGTTCACGATCTCAGATTGTATGCCCATCTTGGCAAGACGGAGCAGACAGATGACTTCACCTATCCGCCCCGTTTCGATTTCTTTCATGGTTAAAAGTCAGATGAATCCTCACCTGTCTCCATCATGTCACGGAGGCGTTCCGCTCGCGCTCCTACTTGTTTCGCCCAACGCGAGTCCATCATTTGGGCGGCGGCCTCCGGCCAGTCTTCTGCCTCGATGGCAGCAAGCATATTCTGAAATTGTTTAAAGCGCGGCATACCGAGGTTAAACACCATATCAACCACGACACGCATGCGGACATCATCAAGACCAGCAAACCAATCAAATGTACTAGCAAGCTCACTAGTAGCAATATCAACATCATTGTTAAGAATATAATCGATCTCGTCATCTGAGAGTCCGCGCTCTTCAATGTTGCGTCCCACACCGATGGTGAGGTATCCCGCGGTGCATTTGTATGGCTTGTGTTCTACGCCTTCGTGTAAACGAAGCTGTGCTGCTAGTCTTTCTCTATCCATTACTTGGCTCCAAAGGTTGCTCTAGTGACTGGGTCGGGTACAAGAATAGGGGATACTTCATTACGAGGCTGTGAAGCTGGTGATGGAGCTGGAGCTACCGTATCCCCAAACATAGTTGTCCGTGGTGCTGTCTGAGGTCTAGGAGCTGGTGCCGGTGCCGGTGCCGGTGCTGAGGTATCCCCAAACATAGTTGTCCGTGGTGCTGTGGCCGGTGCGGGCGTATCCCCAAACATAGTTGTCTGAGTCTCAACCGGCTCTTCTGGTCTTAACTTAATACCAAACATTTCATTGCGGATCTTAGCCAGCTCTGCTTCTGGCAGACGAGTAACAAGCCGAGGTTGTTTCCGCATGAAGGCTTCACGCGCAATGTCTTGCCGGAGATTGGTACTGATTTTGATAGGCTCAAAAACTCCTCGCATGACAGCATTTAACTCGCGATTACCCACGTTAGCTTCTTTCTTCAAAGCATACCGGATGTCGCCGTCACTCATACCTAACTGACGGGCGGCTTCAACAACCTGCATTAATTTTGCCTGAGCACGATACAAATCTTGGTTCGTCCTGCGGTATGTATCAATGATTTCCTGTTCCGTCGCATCGTTCCGTTTGGCAACTGTTGAGAAGTTACCAACAGCGTCTGTCCGAAGATCGGAGTATTCGTAGCCTCTGTAGAACAAAGTGTTCGGTAGATCAAGATCCATACGGCGAAGACCAGTCACGGCTGTTAACAGTTCTTCTTTTGTAGAACTCTCTTGACCTTGACGACCCGGTATCCCAAAGGCTGCCCGAGTTGCTCTTCCTGGAACAAACTCCCCGCCACGCTCAAGGGCAAACTGTTCGATTAATCCTGGGTTAAAACCGCCAAGGATGTGGTTCATACTACGACGTAGCTGTGTTCCAGTGTCTTCAGACTTCCCGTAGATCTCTGCCCCGAACCCTGTCTTACCTCCGCGTCCAAAATAATTTTGCGGTAAAACATCCTGAATCCGTTCAGCAATTAAAGACTCACCTGCAAACGGCTCGAAGAATGTTTTGACTCCCTGCCATAACCCGGCAGTAAGGTTGGCAACCTCGTTGCTACTAACTTCGCCTTTTTCGTTGTATATCCGCAACGCTTGTCTAGCTGGTGAAAGAGCAAAGTCGTATGGGTTCATGTAACTAAAGTCGATGTATTGAAGCTTTCCTTTTTCCGGCTTGTTCAAAGGAATTAAAATGTGGCCGCGCAAGTATTCTGGCACCATCCGGTTTAGTGCTTCCATGTCTTCCGCAGTTGTTCCAGTCAACTCCATCGCTGCACCTTGTGCTGACCGTGGCACTACATACGCCATGCCAACATAAGAGGTCATCCGCTGTGCGCCAATTGCTCTAATCTCTTTCTGCATTTGACGGGCGGCTTTTTCTCCAACAGCTTCGACAAGTTCAGGGGTTGCCTTGAACGACATTTCTTTTAATCCCTGATTAAAGATATTCGCTGTGTTACGAACGATTTCAGCAGGGAAAGCAACGAAGTTACCGACTAAAGGTATTCTACGGATCTGCTTAATCGCTTCTGGAACACGGGAATATGTCGGCATGGTTGCTTTGACGATGTCGGAAGAAAGCAAATCAAAGAAATGAACGTCATCCACAACTCCAGCAAGGCCCGAGGACCGAGGAGCAACGCCCGAGCGTATTAAAGATTCAACAGCAGCGGCAAACTTTGGAGCCTGTGAGTCGTCTAGATTGATCCCAGCCTTACGGAACGCGGCAGCGTATTTAGCTTTCTCCGCCAACATGCCTGAGATCTTCCAGAAAGTATCCGTTCCAGAATATATCTTCTGTAACCCACGGACCCCTGGAGTCTTATCAAGGATCGTTTGTAATCCTGCAGCCATGCGACCCGAGTATTCAAGGTCTTTGCCTTCTCTTAACAGTTGACGGAATTCGTTGACCTGTAAGTTCTGATCTCGGACCCCGAGCTTACCAGTCATCTCATAGAATTTACGGAAATCATCATCAGCAAGGTCAGCAGCTTTACCCCAAGTCAAACGCCATGAATCACCCAGCTCCATGTTCCGCATAACATTACCGTTCGCACCGAGAAAGAACGAACCAGACAAGAAGTTACGAACCTGAGCAAGTGGGTTCAGTACGGTCTTTGCCATTTGCGACAAGCCTTTGGCTTGGAGTGAGATAGCTAGGGCTTCTCCAAGACCAGTTTGCGCTCTCATTGGTATGGTCAATGCGCTGTACACTTCAGGTGCTACATAGTCTCCGGAAAGGGAGCCATACTTACCACCAAAGGCAGATTTTTTGTCGAACGTCCCAAGCTGTTTGTAGCCTTGCCCAACAAGAAAATCGGCATCTGACGTAGAAAGATTTGAACTACTAACAACTAATGGGCGACCACCTGCGTTTATTGTTTCTCTTGCCCCAGCAATACCTTGCCGGTATGTCGCGGCAAAGTTGTCATAGAGGTTATTAGACGCAACGATATTGGACAGGTCGCCAACCGTTCTTAAATACAATTCTTTCGGATCACGGCTTTGATTGATCAGTGCTCGGAACGATGGTGCCTTGTCTAAGAAAGCTTTCCTGTCTTTCAATAAACCTTCAGAGATTTCATACAAGGGTTTACGGCCATCTGCACCAAGTGCTTTTGCCCCACTCTCCATGCTTTCTTTTCTGTTACGAATAGCCTGAACCGCATCTACTCCAGCATCGTTGATGTCACCTAAGAGTTCACCGTCGATCATTCGAGCCGCATCTGCTGTGTAATCGTCTAGCTCTCGAAGCTCTTTCATAATCCCAGACTTAACGTAACTCTTATCCCTGTTCCGTAAAATCTTTGCAACTTCCCCGACAGCGGACTTGTACATTGGCGTTTCTTTGATTGACCCATCAATTACTTTTTCAGGATCAAGCGCACCGTTGTAAATACGGCGGAGATAACTACCTTTGTTTTCTTCCAACTCAGCAAGCAGTTTAGCTTTTAGTTTAGGGTCAAGTACTTCTTCAGAGACATTTTCGAGTTGGCGAGAAAGTATGTCGGTCAAGCCATCGATCTGGTCACGCATTGTTTGCCCTGCGGAAACAACTTCTTTCCCGTATACGTCGAGTGCCTGAGTATCGCCTTCCAAAAACCTAAGAAGATCGTCGTGTGCTTTGGTGATCCCACCTTTACCCAGTCCAAATACACCTAATATGCCCTGACCCTTAACAACTTTCTTTGCTGCTGTATCAAACGCGGCAAGGTTTTTGGACGCTGCGTCTGTGAGTTCGTCAACCAAGGCTTCTGTTGATGTGAGGTCTTCGTACAATTCTCTCGGCGTTAGGCCAGCGGAAGTAAACCATTTTTTCATGGTCTTGTTTTGTGCGAACTTATCGCCAAGCGCACTAAAACCTCTGCTGATTACGTTTGCAGCACTGCTAACTCCGGGTACTTGTGCGGCACCACGAGCTACTCCACCAATAACAGGGAAAGCCACTTCAAAGGCACCTGAAATGCCTGCGCCTTCAGCACCTACTCTTAACTTGTTTCTGAACCGACGAGCGGCTTCATCGCGGCCCATTAACCCTGTGTCTTCTTCGGTGTTTAATGCTTCTGGTAATGCATCAAACCCGTCAGAAATGGTTGCTTGCCCGTCCTTTGATACGAAAAGGTCCGCGACCCCAGCAGCAACGCTAGTGGTAACAGCCTGACGAGGACGAGAACTTAGTAGTGCTTTACCTGTTGCACTGGATCCGAGTGCTTCTGCAGCTCTGCCTAGCTTGCTGGTTGACTCAAGAACCTTCCCGCCTTGAGCGACACGGCTGGCTCTTGAAAGAAAACCAATAACAGGGATTGCGGCCCCGGCAAAGTTGACGATGCTTTCAGTCACTTGACCGGCGGTGCCTTGTGGACGAATGCCTAATGTGTCACGAACACTTTCAAACGCCCCGGTAACATCACGAGACGTGTTTGTATCAAAAGCGTAATCGATACCAAGAGCACCTAGTTCGGTGATCCCTTGTGGTATGGCGAGAAGCCCAGAAGCAGCTCCTTTTGATATGTCTTCAAAAGTACCAACCTCTTCTTCGGGCTGAGTTGGGGCTGGAGCTGCTGTGTCTCCAAACATTGTTTGGGTTTGAGACGGGGTTGTTACAGCCTCGTCCCCAAACATTGTCTTAGCCATTACGGCTTGACTCCAGGCACTCCATTAGCATCAACGTATTCTGTCCCAGAAGGTAAAGCGTCATACTCTTCTTGAGTTGTTACAGTTTTAGGTCCCGCTGCAGCAAAAGTTCCTTCAGTGATATAGCGCATCTGCTGTTCTAAAGCAGTTTGCCCTGCAGGAGTAAGACCTCCTTGTTCGTCAAAGTACTGTGCCCCTGTTGTTCCAGCCTTTTGTAGATCAACTAGTCTCTGCAGGGCGTCCGTTCTCGTCCGCTCTGGACTACCGACCTGCCCCGGAAGCACAGCCTTGGTTTTCTGCTGTGCCAGCATGTCTGATATTTTGAGTGCATTTGGCATGATTACGTTATCAAAGGTCTCTTGATCTCCAATATCTAATCCCTGCTCTTGTGCTTGATACACAGCCATCGGCATTGCTTCATCAAAGTTTGAAAATAATGCATACTGAAGTTTAAAGGCTCTGTCTTGCTTTGCTTCGTCACTGGTGTTTGCAAGTTGAAGCATTAAGTTGGAACGCGTTGCCGCAATTTTGGCAACCGTTTGAGCCTTTGCTTCGTCAGAAGCTTTAACTGTCTTCATCCAGTCGTACTTCAAGCCCTTGTCATACTTTTCCATTTCACGTTCCCACTGGATTTGAGCGCGTTCGTCTGCCATCGCATTGGTTAGTGCAAAAGATTCGAGCTTATCTTTACGCTCTTTACGAGCTTCAGCAGTCTTTCTGAAGTTTTCCGTACCAGCAGCGGCACCCTTGGCGATATTGCTAAGAGCGTTTGGACTATCTCCGGATGCGATCAAGAAGCCCATCATTGCTAAGTTGTAGCCGTCGATCTTTTTGTCTTCGGCTGTGTCGCCTTTAAAAAGTCCAAGTTCTGCGGCAAGTTCTTTGTTCTTGTTAAACCGTTCTTTTAACGTCAGCTTTTCGTCGGGCTTTTTCTTGTTGGCAACTTCAAGATACACGTCGTTTTTGTCAATCTCAGAAGTTAAAGATTCTGCAGCATTAACAACGTCTTGAGCAAAGTTAGAGGCGCTCTTATCTATCTCACCAACCTGTGCTTCAAGCGTTGTAGGAGCATTCTGAGCGACAGATTTTTTGACTTCAGCTTTAGTGGTCTTAGGTTTAGGTTTAGGTTTAGCCACAGTGGTTCCAGGCCCCTGCGTATTCGCTTCAAGTTCTGCAATACGGTCTGGATCTGTTATCTGTCTTTGCTCTGCCAACTGTCTGTCGGCTTCAGCTTGCATTGCTGCTTTCTTGTCTTCAAAGAATCCTGGGATTGTCTGATCAAAAGGAATACTGCCTTCAGTCATTTGCATGGCACGAGCAATGCGCTCAGGATCTGTGTTTCTATAGCCAACAGTACGTTTACCCATAAACGGGGCGTCTTCTGTACCCGGAACAGTCATAATTCCTTGCTGGGCTGAGTCAAGACCTGCGTCGTCAAGACCCATTGTTCCTGATGAACTAAGAACAGGAGGAATATCAGGAATTAAAAGATCTGCTGCTGGTGTTGTAGGAGCAGGGACAGACCTCATCGAAGGTGTTAGACCTGCGTCATCTGACGTTCCAACTCCACTTAACCCTAAATTAACCCCAGCACCAGCTCCTTGACCTGACGGCTGAGGGAAAATTGTTCGTAAAGGATTTGCCATGAAGTTTCTTATATCTCCGGCACTTACTCCAAACAACGTGGTTGGACGAACGCCTTGTGGACCAGAACCGTTAGCAAATTTTTGTACTGTCTGCATTAACTGAGGGCTAGATGCCATGATCCCGCCCATTTGATTAAGCTTGTTCCGAGCGTTACGCGGCTTAAACAGTTTGCGGTTGTTTACATTGTTCATCGCTGCTGTCCTAATCCAAAGATGTTGCCCATCGAATCAAAGATCCCAGACTGGGACAATCCTGCGAGACCTAATCCAAGCCCTGCAATCTGAGAGGTAGTGGACGGAGACGGTGCAGTAGATGATGTCAACGTAGATGATGTTGATGGCACACCACGGAAGATGTCAGACATAAAGCTCAAACGCTGAAGAGGCTCGTACTGACGTTCAAGTTCCGTGGCCCGCGCTGCTTCGAGCCCGGCTTGAGCTTGTTGCTGCTCTAATCCACCTAATGACAACAATGCGTTTACGTCACGCTGTTGCCCAGTCTGTGCCATTTCACCAAGGGCAGCCTGCGACAGACCCGTCTTCGCAAGACTAGATCCGAGGGCCCCGATCCCTTGACCGAGCTGACCGAACAATTGTGCCGCGGACTGCTGACGTGCCATCTGATTCTGAAAGGCATTCTGTGCTTGCTGTTGTGCTTGTTGGAATCCGGCGGAACGCATTTGAGCACCAGTTCGTGCTTGCTGTTCCATGACGTTACGGGCCAGTTCTTGTTCAGCAACCGCTTGACGAGAACCGCCAAAGGCTCCGCCACGAACCGCCGCACCACGAACTTGCTGTCCTTGAATGTCCCCTTGACGTGCAATATCTTGCTGAGTCCGTGCAATCACGTCCTCCATATACGGGTCCATAAATGCTTGCGCGGAACGAGGGTCGTACCCGCCCATTGTACCCATCAAGATTGGAGCACCACTTAACGCAGTTCCAATGCCTTGTTCCAAGGCCCCCGCACCTGCACCAAGTGTGCCTTCTGCGGCTTGAAGCATTGGAGCGTAAGCACCAACACCAGTATAGCCAAGGTTGATTGCTTGTTGCTGGCCGGGAGAAAGAGCCGCGACCTGACGCTCTGGTATAAATGTAGGCTCACCCGCACGGGCTTGCGTCGAGGCCAGCAAATCCTTCAGGAATTTTTCTTGATACTCGGGTAAAACCGTTAGCTGTTCGCTGCGTACTGTTTCAACCATTACACCATCGCCTCATACTTCTTCATCATTTCGTACATGCGAGCTGCACCACCTGCACCATCAACGGCTTTCTTTGTCATTACAAATTCCCCGTCCGAGAGCCGAGCTTCTTGGACCGGCTGACCACCCTGATAAATCATAGCAGGAATATCATCACTGGTCCCGGTTCCCGGGCCTTCAATAAAGCCTCCTTGAGCGAAAGACATAGCCGTTTCCCTGCTGTAATCGTAGCGAGGAACAACATCTTGCCCAACGTAGCTTGTACCTTCGCCTGTTTCGCGAAGCCTTCTTAATCTATCTGTTTCTGGAATCTCTTCTGGTTCTTCTGTCGCACCAAGCAACATAGAGCCAAGCAGTAAATTTCCAGGAGTCAGTAATTTTGCAATACCAGAAGCAGCCGCTTGTGACTTAGCAATCGGAGCCGCTGCCGCCGCCGCTTGGCTACCTTCCATTGCTGCTAAGGCTTTTTCTGCTTGAGCCGCTTGTGTCGCCGCAGCAGTTTGACCTGCCGCTTGTGTCGCCGCAGCAGTAGATCCAACACCCGCAGCCTGCAAACCGCCGCCAGCAATACCAGCTACGGCAGCATTTTTAACAGCGTCTTTGAGGTCCCCGCCAGCAAGAAGAGTACCAATACCAGAACCTAGCGCGGCATTAACAACACTACCAGCAATGGGCCCCAGACCAAAAAAGCCTGCTGCTGCACCTGCAACTGGTAAAAGCTTCTTTAGAAAACTCAAAGCACTTCGCCTCCGAGAGCTTGTGGCATTACTGAGTGCCCCCGCTCATTGCTTTAGGTACAGTTACTGAAATCATTGTACTGCGTTTCTCAGAACCCGTCCAAGGGTTGCCGCACTGGGGACAATTCCCTTCGGGGTATGATGCAATCTCTGCCTCAGTGTCTACTTCGTTGTTACATGTCACACACTCGATGGTGTCTTGTGATGTTGC